TCAACGGTACCATCTTCAACTGTTGTTAAAGTTACTCCGCTGTATCTATCTATAGTATATGCCATTGTTATTAACCCCTATAATGTTATTTATCTTTTACCATAGCCCGCCACTGCTACCTAGATTAGTGTCAAACACCCATGCTCCAGCCTGTACTTTGAACCTTTTTAGGCCCCTAGTAACAGATGAACTTACAGTACCTGATGCCGCACTAAAGGCAACATCTTGTAATACACTCTGGTTTTGTACACCGTTGGCATCAACAGCTATAAAAGATTTGTTTGCTACGGAGTTTATGTCAATTCCACTAACAGTAGCACCCGTTAATGTGCTAGTTGGTACATAAGCATATGAACCCGTTTTCTTTGTTGCCGCCGGATAAATGTCCTCAATAATTGTTGCGATATTGGCATTTGATAAGCCTGTTATATCTAATGGAACAATTACTGGTTCATTATCAAGTGAATCGTCGACGTAAAATTTTGTTGCCGCATCTGTGTTGGTTGTTGGTTCAGCTAATCCTGTAATCTTCTGATTATTAGTAATAGTAATTGAACCATCACTTGTTAACTGTAATCCTCCACCTGATGTGCCAATAGCATAGTTGTTAAGTGTAATATTGTCAACTGCTAAACTAGTTAGTGTACCAACCTGTGTTAAGCCTGTTGCTGTTGTTACTGTTGATCCTATTGTAGTTTTGTTTAGTACTTCTGCTCCATCAACATAATATCCCATTGTTGGTGCTAGGTCAACGTTTACACTTGATGTCCATGCGTTTGTTGAGTTACGCCATATAAATTCTTTATCATTGTCTGAAGATTTAAGAACAACACCACCAAGATCTACTGCGGCGTTATTGCCCACTGAACTATCTGATTGTATTGCAAGTTCAATCTGCTTATCTTCAACTCTTAAATTACCAACATCTACGTTAAATGTTGATCCTTTTACTACTAGGTTACCATCAATAGTTGCATCACCACCTACGTGTAAAGTTGATGTTGGTGAACTTTTAAATATTCCTAAGCTAGAAATATCTGTATCAATAACAATAGCGTCTACGTATCCTGTAGTTTTTCTAACTCTAACTTTCCAATCATGATTTGATAGTTGGTTCTCACTTACAAAAGCAGTTCCTACAATCTTTTGAATGTTGTTCTGAGCAGTACCAATAGTTACACCGCCAGTATTACTAACTGTTAATGCACCTGTTGTTGTTCCTGATGCGTCTGCAGGTAAAAACTGTGCCGCACTCTTTTCAACTCCTGCAGAGTTAACTAAATTAAGTGCCGCGTTTGCTACGCCTCTATAAACTGTTCCAGTTGATGTAGCATCAATAGGAGTAAATCCTTTTTTAATGTTACCTGTAAGTCCTGATACAGTATAACCTACTGCTGGAGTAAATTCTTCATTAGCCCATACACCCATCATTGTACCACCGATGTACATCTTAATAATAGTTTTACTATTGTTTTGTGTATCTAAAGCTGTAGTGGTTTCAAATCCTGTCTTACCTTGTTGAGCTGTGTATATTGGTCCAGCTAGTTCTAAGTCTGTACCATCATAAAAATATAGTTGATTAGTTAAACTGTTTAACCAAAGGTCACCACTTACAAGTGATGCTGGTTGTGAAGTTGATACAATAGGTCCACCACTTTCTCTAAATGTTGTACCATCGTAAACTTTAATTCTTCCCTGTGATTTATCATACCATAGTTGTCCAATCAATGGAACACTTGGTGCAGATGTGTTAGCAAAATTTTCTAACATCTTGATTTGGTTTTCGTTTAGTGTTTCACCAAATCCTGAATAGTTTTTTCCTATTAATCCAATACTTGTTGTAGTAGTATCTAATGATCCATCAACTAAATCTACGAGTAATGTGCCGTCAGTTTTGTTTAGTTTATAACTCATGTTGCTGTGTTCTCCCCGGCATACATGATATAGTTCAATGCCATATATGGATTCATAATATCAACTGCTGAACCTAATGCATTGTTTGTTAATACTCCTCCTGATGTAGGATATGCCTGGCCTGCCTGTGCGCCAGTTGGAGCATCATATTGAATACCTTGTGCGTCATTTGGAGTACCACTTACATCTCTAATAGTGTAATATTGATCTCCGCTTGGTCCTCTTAAATCGTGTTCGTGTTCTGGTAAGTTTGTAACTGCAATAGTTTGATTCTGTTGTCCTTCAACACTTCCCATTGTATCTGCCGCCGCTGATGTTACAACGTTTGCTGATCCGCCACCCATGTTATCTTTACCTAGTGGGAATCTACCTCTTAAGTCAGGTAGTGCAAATTTACCTGCCGCTACCAATGATTGATCTTTAAAGTTATAACCAACCACATTAAATAAGTTTTGATACTCTGCAATAGTTACTTCCTGTCCATAACACAATACCCAATCTTGCGGAGCAGTATCTCCACCATATGGTGATATCATTCCAATTGGTAATGTAGGAATAGCTTTAAATAAATTTGTTCTTGATACTTTGTAAACACCTGTATCGCCAGTTACTCTGTTAATTAAAAATTCATCTGTTGATAATGAGCTTGAAACTTCTGTTTTGTTAGCAACAAAGGCATTTGAAATTGTTGTTGTAAATGTTTTAGTACTTGCGTCTTGTCCGTCAAATGTAAATGAACCAGCAGTAACATCTCCTTGCATTTGGAAAGTTGTTGAACTTGCAAGTTTGTCTGTTGATCCAGAACGTCCTGAAACTGTTCCTGTAACGTTACCTGTTAAGTTACCTATAAGGTTCTGTGCATAAACATTTAACCATTGTTCGTTAGCTGTACCTAAGTTACGTGATGTAGTTGTGTTAGGAACAATGTTTCCTGTAGTTGTAAGTCCTGCAAAATTTGTGTCACCGCCTACAAATAATTTTTTAGCAATACCAACACCACCTTTAGTAATAATACTTCCTGTTGATATTGTTGATGCGTCTGTTGTACCGTCTACTAATAGTTGACTGTCTGTTTGAATATTACCTACAACGTCTAATGGTTGATCTGGTGATAAATTGTTAATACCAACTTTAGCAGTTGAATCAATTCTCATTACAGTTTGTGATACACCGTTATTGTTTACTCTAATGTCAATGTTTGAACCTGAAGTATTATGACTGATAAGTCCAGCCTGTCCTTCAACCCCAACACTTAAAGTACTTGATGCACCAACTGTTATACCACCGTTATTTTTTACAGTGATAGGATATAAACTTTGTGATGTTGCATCGTTACGTATAAAGTTTGTTGCCGGAATAGTTTCTCCAGCAATTACTAATGCTTCTGCCTTTTCTGCAACACCGTAATATTTTCCTGCGCCAGCACCTGTAATATCTGCTGAACTTAAATTAAATCCAGGCTTGATTGATGTAAACCCTGTAAGTGTTGTCTTAGGTGTAAATGTTGCTGTTGAATAAATTGCTAATGTCTTTGCACTAACTTCTACAATTAAACAAGTGTAACTAACATTGTTAGTTCCAACTATTGAAGTTGCTCTAACACCTGTTGAAAGTCCATCACTAAATTGTGGTCCTACTAATACCCAACCTGAACCTGTGTACAAATATAATTGTTGGTTATCAGTATCAACCCAAAGGTCTCCTGTTACTGATTGTGCCGCACCTGGTTGTGTTGTTGCTTTCTTTAAACCTGATGCACTAATCCAAGTAGTTCCATCATATAGTTTAAGCATATCAACACCTGGAGTATTATCGTACCATAGTTGTCCTTCAATTGGATTTCCTGGTGCTGTTGAATTTGTAAAGTTTTCTAGTAAGTGTAAAAAGTTTTCTGCAATAGCAGTTCCGTAAGCAGTTGTATTCCTACCTGGTAGAGACAAAGTAGTTGTTTGGTTGAGAGTATTATCTTCAACTGTTATGCTACCCTTGTTAGCTAGGTCTGTATGGTTTACCGTATAAGCCATTTATGTTACGCCTCGTTAAATCCAGTTAAACTTTGTACTCTTACAGTATAGTCTATCTGGATAAGTCTGTTTAAACTTTTTTGTACTGGGTGGAATATAACGTGTGTTAGTAATCTACCTGTACCACT